CACCAGAAAAATTCTTACCAGATACGGTTGGTAATTATGATTTATCAAAAATCAATCAATCCGCAAGAATAGCACTGGCACAAAAAGCCGCTCAGATCATTAGTAGAAACACTGATATGAAATTGGATTCCACTAATATGATGGAGGTTATGAAACAACTTCTTGATGACATCAGTAAAAACGGACAAAAACAGATTCCAACAATCTAATAGAAAAAGGCCAGAAATTTCTGGCCTTTTTTATTTGCTTATATCATTTTTTTTTATTATTCTTGTGTAAATAAATTACACATATGTTAATTGGAATAATCGGAAAAAAACGCTCAGGTAAAGATACATCTGGCGATTATCTTGTACAAAATAAAAATTTTACAAAATACAGTTTTGCAAACCCAATAAAACGTGGGGCTATGGAATTGTTCGGGTTCACTGAAGATCAAGTATTTGGTGACGCAAAAGACGTTATTGACCCAACCTGGGGAATAACACCAAGACTCGTTTTACAAATCATGGGAACTGAAGTATTCCAATATGATATGCCAGAATACATCCCAGAATTAAAATCCATTGGTCGTGGGTTTTGGGTTAAGAGATTTGAACAGTGGTATCAAAAAAATAAAAACCTGGATGTTGTGATTTGTGATGTTAGATTTCAGCATGAAGTTGACGCTATTTTAAAAATGGGTGGTACTGTTTGGAGAGTTGAACGTCCTAACTTAAACGGCGGTGACGAACATGCATCTGAGAAAGAAATGGATTTAATTGAGGGTGTGACCAGCATTCTCAATAATGAAGGTACCTTAGATGAGTTATACAATAAAATAGATTTGTTATTGCCTGATAGTGTCGTTAGCAACGATTAGTGATAGAATTGATAGTATTGTAAGTTTATACAATTACAAAGTACCGTTTGTTGTGGCGGAGTATCTCTGTATGGCATACCACCAGAATATTGTTTGTAATCTAAAAATTAACTACAAAAATTTATTCGCTAATTTTATTGAACACAAAGACAACATTAAATATGTTTTTGGCAAAGCAATCGATGGTGGAACCAATAAATCCGAATATACTTTTATAAAATTATCTGGTGTTGAGATAGATATACCGATTGGTAAAGACGAAAGTTTTATGGAAAAATACTCGAATTTAATTTTTGGGTCGAGTGTTAATTGTGGTTTGGAATGGTTTGATGAAGAAGATTACCCCAACGAAAAAATTGATCTAGATAAATCAAAATACATCGGTAGGTGTAAAATTACTTTTTAAATTACCATCTACCAGATAAATAGGTTAACAACTGCCCAAATAATCTAATTTCAACATCATCGTAGGCACCTTTTTTATATTTTACTGAAGTTGCTCTTTGGCCTGTTGTATTAGTAATTGCCTTTAAAACATTTGTCATAATCGCATTAGGTAGATCTCTTCTCCTAAAAGAGCCAACTCTAACCATATCCCCTTCATATTTACCATTGAAGGAGTACTCATTAACCATTTCGATTATCTTACCTTTACTAAGTGTAAATGGATTCATATTACACCATTTTTGAAACTGGTTTTGTTGACCATGTTCTGCAAGCCCAGTATCTCGCTTTCCATCTTGGGCCTGGGTTATCGCAATGGTGTCTTGCTCTGAAGTTTTTTCTACGTCTAGGGTTATCCCTTTTGATTTCCATATTAGGGTCACCAAATTCAACTTTTACAACATTACCCTTAGCGTTTTTAACGTGTACTTTATATTTTTTACGATCACCACGCATAATCTTACCCAAACTTACCTTTCTACCTTTATATTCAGCCTCATCTAAATTTTCCGTCATTGTATAATATTCATACAAAGCTTCGTTAACAATTTTTTCTAAAGCTATTTCGGTTAAAACGCCCTCATATAAACGTTCATCAACAAAACTCAAGTCATCGATTATACCATAACCAGTTTGCATATTGCAAACCTCATCTATTAAAGATGCGATTGTTTTATTCGTAAAACCAGATTCTTTTTTGATTTCTTCACTTTCCATTTTTGGACTATTTTCGTGGAATAATTCCACCAAATCTTTTTTAGTTGTGATCATATCCTTTTTATTATAAATATCTCTACAATCGCATTTGTTCAGATATTTATAACTAAATTTGTAAAATGAAATTTATACCAAAAGAAAGGTACGCAATTAATTATCCAGGTAGAAATACCTTAATACTTGTTGACGTTGATAAATTTTTAAATCGTTTAAAAAAAGATGACCCAGATTTTTATGTTGGGCCAGATACAAAATTATTATTTAGTCAGGGTAGAATTAAAAACTCAATGGATTACATTGAAAAGTTTTCAGAAGATCCCAGATCAATTCATCCAAAAACGGGTGAGAGGTGGTCGTACACTATGATGTTTGAACCAACCGAAACAAGTATATCTAACGGTAAATTAGGTATAAAAAATGGTAGACACAGAATGGTTGCTTTAAAGAATTTAGGTTACACCCATGCTTATGTTGAGGTACCCAAAGATCAAACTGATTTATTTAAAGATTTAGCTTAACAACCAAGCGTTTGTTTTGCTTCATTGCGCAAGTTTTCGTTGTAAATCCCATCCTCGTCATCAACATTTTCACATGTAACAATTAGGAAAAATGCGGCGCCAGTAGTCCACTCATCCATATTACCAATACCTAAGTTTTTACCCTTTTTAGTATGATAATTTAAATAACTCTCCAAAGCATCACCAATTTGGTCATCATCTACATATTCCTTCCAATCACTAGCGGTTGTTAAATATTTACCATCCTCATCCTCATCCTCTTCTTGAGCCCTTTCTAAAAAGTCCCATAATTCATCTTTTATGTCGCTGTTTTGATCATCCCAAACTTCATCCATTGTATATAACAATTCGTTAGTTTTTTTGTTTTTTAAAAGGTATTCACCACTAGTAACACTAACTAATTCATAATCACCACTAGCTGTTATTGCATCACTCATATGCGGATCACTTTGATTCCATGGGGCGTCTGGCGTATCTGAGCCAGCTGGGTAATTATAATTATCCATCTCTTGAACTCTCTTCATTTCTAATTTCTCGAACAATTTTTGTAATTGGTCTTCGGTTATTCTGTATTTAGCCATGATCTATATTTTAATATAAATATCTTAAATAATAATAAAAGCCTCGTGTGGCGGCTTATTGTAATTGATTACCGCAAGTTGGGCAGAATTTCCAGTTTGATTTTTTTATTCTAACACCACAACCTGTGCAATAATTTCTTAACTCACCAACCTCAATTGGCTTTTGTGAGTTCGGTAAAATTTTCCAAGTCACTGAATGTGTTGCATATGAACTAAAATCCATGTTAACATCTTTGAATTTAGTGTTTGATTTTTCGCCTTTTTCAACACGACCAGTTTCAATACTTTTTGTTAAACTTCTTTTATTTGAGTTTAATTTTAATGAAGCTGAAACACCAACCACATCTGAGGTATACGTAATACCAGCTGAATAGTTAGCTGTGTTATCAAAACACGTTATTGTGTTTGGATTTGGGTTTGTGTTATTGTAATAAATAACTGGAGGTTGATTCCACGGATAACCACCAAATCCAGAACTTGTTGATGCTATTCCAGATAAAACCGTTTCATCGTAAAATTCGATTTCAACCAATCCGTTATTTTGAATGGCCTGTTTTATCACATCCTCATCACCATCTGCGATATAAGTGGAAAATAAGAATTTTCTAGCATCATCGAAATAACGATCCAAATGAATTCTTTGACCAGGTTTAATAACCAAGCCCCTGTTTGAGATGTAATTACCGTTTAATTTTATTTTCGCTAAAACCGAAATTGTTTTCGGATTAAATACCTCGATCTCAAATTGATCTTGGTTGTCAAGATAAACAACACCATCGTGCTGTTTGATTCTGTTTTTGCCTTTTGTGATGTAGGCTTCTGGGTTCGGGTTTAAACCGAACGAATAGTTTGTTGTGTACATTTTTTTTCTCGTTTTATTTTTATTATACTAACCTTTTTGTCGCTCATCACGACTCAAGGGCAACAAGTACCCAAGGTTAATAGCCACACGAGGCTTTCATATAAATATATGAAGCTTTAAAATGTAATCAATTAATATTCAAAAATAATTTTATTTGGTTGTAATCTACCGCTGATGGCTTGAGTATAAAAAGCATCGCCACTTTCATAAGTTCTATTAGATTCAAATACAACCTCAGTATCCATTGATGGAATTTCAATATTTTTTCCACCCAAATCCATAGTCCCACTTAAAGTGTTTGTTTTTAAACCACTTCTATCGAACTCTAATTCAAAGTCTTTCTCAAAAGAATCATCATCACCAGTTAATTCCAATGAGCCATAAATCAAAACACTAATAGGTGATAAATAAACATCTTTAATACCATATGACCTGTATTCTATTTCAATTGAATAGTTGGCAACGGCCCCACGAAATGTTATATATGTGTCATACTCAACACCATCCACAATCACAGTTGCCCCCCTTGTCCCTGGTTTTGCTATGTTTTTAAATAAAGCTTCCATATCGATATCTAGATCAATATCGGAACCACTTTTCAATTCGTTTCTAAAAACATTATTAGATGCGTCAGCCTCATTCATATTAGCTGATTCGTTAGATTGTTTGTCTTTTTGTTTTTTACTGAGTATGGCAGCAAATTGAGTTTCAGATATTCTATATGTTTTTTTCATACTTTTTTACATATAAATATCAACAACTACGATATAAGTTCAATAAAGTCACCCAAATTCGAAGATATTGGTGTTAATCTTTCAAACCCGTAAAAACCAGATTTACCCCTCGCTTTATAATAATCCGAAACCAATAAGTCAGATCTGGAATACATATCAATTATATTTGGTGTACCCACACCACATATATAAAAATCGGTCTTACTTAACATACAGATAAAAATCGATTTCCGATATGTCTTTTTATAGACCATAGGGAATAATCCATAATTGAATGTGACAACATCTATATTTTTTTTGGGTGCAGCTTGATTTAAAAACGAAATTCGATTATCATCAAAAATTTTGTCGTAATCAACTATATTGTATAAACCAAGATGTTGTTCTAAAACCAAATCACCTGCGGTTTGCATGTAAGTTTTACGATAAATCGTAATTTCTTGCTCAAATAATTTTCTACCTTTGGATTTTTCTCGCTCCTTTATGCGGTTTCCAATAACAGTCGCTAACTTTGTGCGTCTATCGGTATCAAGGGTCACCTTAGCAAACTTATTGACATAAGGTGTAAAATAATTATCGTATGTAAAAATTGAACTCATGGGACAAAATTAATAAAAGGTTTGGTAATAACCAAATTTTTTCATACCTTTGTAGAAAATTAGGTAGAATATGAGCAAATACACCGAGGAACAACTTAAATTTATTAACTATAACGGGAACGATTCTGTTATATTGTCCGCAACCGCTGGTTCAGGTAAAACACACTCAACTGTTGGTAGGTTGAATAAAATGATTGAAGATGGAGTCGATCCCAGTCGAATTATCTTCTTTAGTTTCACGAACGATGCTGTTAATGAGCTAAGATCGAGGATAAAACATGACGTTAAAATAACCACAATTCATAGCTTCACAAGCTCAATTTTGGGTAAAATGGGGCTTTTTAAGCCAATTGTGACCTTTTATGAGTTTACTAACTGGTATAAGGACAAATACAAACCACACCCAAAGGATCCGATGAAAATTAAAATGGATTACGCCAGAAATGTAGATAGATTCTACGAAGAGGGTGCTCAGATATCCGCTGGGTTTTCAGCTTATAAATTGCAAAATGCGGATAACATCAAAGTCATGAAACCTAGTTTTTATGATGAATATTCGGCTTTCATTAAAGAAACTAAGAGTCGAGATTTTTCTGATATGTTAATTGATACCGAGAAGTATTCAAGAAATGCTAAATATAAAGGATATTTTGAGAATTTGTATGATTATATTTTCGTTGACGAATACCAAGACACGTCAACACTTCAAATGAAGATACTATTGGCGATTAAAGCCAAGCAATATCATTTGATTGGTGATAAGAACCAATCAATATATGGGTTTTCTGGTGCGAATTGTGAAGAAATTGAGAATTTATTAATGAAAAACTCAACAGTAACTCAAATGACACTAACCAAGAATTTCAGGTCAACAAAAAAAATAGTTGAAAACTCAAATCGATATAGTAGTCTAGTAGCGGTTCCACATCACGAAGAAGATGGCTACATACATGATAATCTAATCAACGATGTTATGATGTATAACATGATGAATGACGGCAAACCTTTAACGGTATTGGCTAGAACAAACAATGTGATAAAAGAAATTGAAAAAGAATGCCTTAAGAAAAAAATTAAAATGCGTTATTTTAATTTTATATCACCTCAAGACATTGAAAAGATTAATGAGGGTAAAGTTAACCCATCATTAAAGAAAAAAATTGATTCGGTTTCGCCTTACTACGGAAACACCTTTAATTTGATTAATTTTATTAAGGAAAATCAAGAATCAGATGTTTTTGTAACTAGTATTCACAAAAGTAAAGGTCGTGAATTCCCAAGATGTATTATCATCAATTCAATCGACCCTGATATGTTGGCTGAAACGGACTATGATTTCGAAGAATATAGTTTTTTAACAAATAGTGGTGAGATTAATCAGGAAGCTAAAAATGTCCACTATGTGGCTGTTACCAGACCAAAAGAAGAATTATACTTCCTAGTGTACGAAAATTAAAATGGGGGTTAAAAACCCCCATTTATTATCTTCTTCCCTGTCCAGCGTACCTTTTTTTATAATTTTTTGACGCCTTATGTTTGCTTGCTTTTGTTTTTGAGTGAACGCCAGGTCTTTTTCTTTTTGGGTTAGACCTAAAAAGTTTTGCGTTTGAAGTTGATCCCCCTTTTTTAGCTGCCATAATTAAATGTAATTAATAATCTTTTTAAATCTATTAATCGCCTCGTTAAGTTTCTCATCTTCTTCGTAAACTTTACCTTCAGCACCAGCTCTCATTTTCATAAAAGAACCCTCTTCTTTAACTTCTTCCTGACCACCCTCTTCCATTGGCTTATCTTCACCTTCAGCAAAAGTACCGTCTTCTCTTACAGCGCCCGATTCAATATCATCCATACTTGGTACAGCGTATTTGTTAGTCTCTTGTTCTTCGTAATCTTTTATCATAGCTTCAATCTCATCAACACCATCTTGAGCGTTTTTGGTGAAACCTGTTAGTCTGCTATAAGCATTACTCAACCACTGTTTAACTTTTCCGAACATTTCTTCAACACCCTCAAAAACTTTCGAACCATCAATCTTTAATTGGCCTTTAACCTTTGAGGCTACTTTAGAGTTTTCTAAAATTTGTTCAAGAACTTTTCTAGTGTTCTCGTTAACTTTTGTTAACGCAGTCTCAAACGCATCTTTATATGATGTTGTTAATTTTTCAGATTCCTGGATTATTTCAACCAACATCTCATCTATTGAAATTTTTAGTTTTTCAGCACCTTGGGTCTGACCTTTAAATGCATCCATAACCTCTGGAACCAAAGCGCTTTTTTGTGTTTCCAAATCAGCTATTGATTCTTTATAAGTTTTTAACGCCTCATCTAATTGAGTTTGAATTGTTTTTAATTCAGCTATTTTTTGGTTAATTGTATTTTCCATATTTTCATTTATATTTTTTTTATCGTCATTGGTTTTAACACCAATCTTGGTGGTTTTACCCCAAACTGATGTTCTTATTTTACCCTGTTTGTTTTTTAATGTCACCTCAACTTTTCCACTCGGCGTTTTAGCCCCACTTGAAACTGAAACTATTTCTTCACCACTGGTAATTATATCACCCTTTTTTAAGTATTGGGCTTCTTTTCGATCAACACCTTCCTGTAAACTTTTTTCATCTTTATCAATACCCATGGCAACTCTAAAATCATTATAATCATAAGCCAAGTCGGTTGCATATCTGTAAACGGCTATATCAATTTTACCGTCTGGGTATTTACCCCAGCAATACACCCATTTCTCACCACCCATTTCAAATGGCGTTTCATCTCTGTATGGTTTGTAATATTCAACAACATCCATAGTACTTCTCATAATGTGATATTTTAATGATAAATAGTTTGCTTTTAATTAAAGTTTCGTATATTTACATATAAATAAACCTTACCACTATGACGTATTTTTTTTATTCAAAAAATGACAAAAAAAGAGAACCGATTAAAACTTTAAATAATATTGGTTCAAGGCTAGCTGCGGCAAAATATTTTTCAGAGTTAAAAAAATTATCTCTTAAAGAGTTTTTGAAAGTTTTTTCTATTTCCAGGTAAAATGGGTTTTAATAAAAGGCATATAGATTTTGAAAGGATAAAAAGTCATTACAAGCAAGATGGTATTGAATCTTTAAAACTTTTATTCTCTCCTAAAGTTGATGCTTATATTTTTTCGGATATGATTTCTCACAAAATTTATGAAATGTTTGAGAATAAAGAATATAGAAAAATATCGTGCCTTATCAGAATTGATTAAAAATCTTTTACTAAACGGTGATATATTTATTCCAAAAATAAATAAATGCACGGAAAAACCATAAAACAACTTTTAGCATTAAAAGAAGAACTCAATTCAATTTTAGAAACTCGTAGTGAGAAATTATTAGAATCAACCAAATCATCTTATCTTCAAGAAGAATTACAAAGAAACATTGTCGATTACATCTCAGAAACAATTGACCAGATCGATATGATTATGGACAACATCGAAGGTGGTGAATATGATGAGAACGATAATGAAGAGTTAGATGATTATTAAGATATTCCACCTTAGAGTGGTATTTTAGGATCGTTCATGGTTATGGACAAACTAAGGTCGGAATTCGCTACTCCGACCTTTTTTATTTGCGCTGGATATTTATCTAAGTAACACATTTCAATGAATCATCATATCGAAGACGAATTAAAACAAAAGTACCCAGACATCAGGTTTGAGTTATACCCAAATGAAAAGCACAAAAGGATATATCTCACTGGATTCATGGTTCCACCTAACATGCGTGGAACTGGTATTGGTACTTCTTTTATGAACGATTTAACAAGTCTTGCTGATCAACACGGTTATAAATTAACATTAACACCATCAAGCAGTTATGGTGGAAATGTGAACAGATTGAAAGATTTCTACCAGAGATTTGGTTTTGTTTTTAATAAAGGTGATAATCGTGATTTCACACACAAGGAAGATATGTACAGGGATCCTAAGATTAATGAAGAGGATTCGTCAAGCACATCAAGTGGTTCAAGTGGTGGGACATCAGCCTCAAATAGTCCAGTACCAGATAGAGTTAAAAAAGGAAAAGCAAATCCAATATCAAATACTGGTAAATACGAATTTGGTACAACCAGAGGAAAAGCAAATCCAATATCAAATACTGGTGCTTATGACTTTGGAACAAATCGTGGCCCAGCAAACCCAATATCAGAAAATAAAAATAATCGCCTGGATGAGGCGATTATTAATATGAAAAAATTGATTAATTTTTAATTTAAGACCATTTGTTTAACATTTGGTAATTGTGAACTTCGTTCCATTTATTTGCGTCATAATTACCCCCTTTCCAATATTGGAATGAACCTATTCTTATATCACCCCCAGCTGTTAAGCCCAATCTGAAAATATTATCAAATATCAGTTCAGTTGTTCCAACTTGTTGTACATAATTTTCATTACTATCATCAGCAATAAATAGTTGACCAACATTGTTTCTACCAAAAATAAGGGTTATCCAAGTATTAACTTGTGCACTCATTGATACGGTATCAGCACCCATAGTAAATTGGTATACGTTTGTAGCAATATCATATCTAAGTCTCGTAATCCCCCCATCAGCATAAATTATTGCTGGTGAATTACTGGCCTGCGGTGTGAATCTGAGCCTCAACGCAAACATAAAAGACTCACCAGATGAAGTATTAAGGGGTGCTATATATGAAGCCGCATTGGATGAATCTAAATCTATGTATAAATTTGCCGCATTAAATCTTCTATTATAAGTTGAATTATCGCCCGCGGTTTGTATTGATGTGGAGATATTTCCAGCGACATTTTTTGTAAACCATCTTTCTATTACACCATCAGTTGCTTGAACCAAATCGTAACATTTTGTTAAATTAGTCTCAAGAATGTCGCAATTAAGATTACCGAAATCAATATTTAACATTAAATTAGGGGTGTCAGCGTATTTGTATTTTGATAAATCAGCCAAAAAATGATTTAAATTTTCATTTTCAATAACGTATCTTTTGGCAACATCCACGTCACTATAATACGTGCCATCAATTTTTATTGAATGCAAACTATTAATTATGTGTACAATTTCCGCATTGGTTTTACCAGTGACGTGATATGTTGGAATCGTGGGCTCACCGCCAACACCTTCTACATTTCCTCTTGATACGATATAATATTTTTCGCCACCAAAATTACCCGCAGGATAACCTGGTCTCCAAGTAAGACCCGTTGAATTTCCGTCTTGAAAATTAAACCCTTCATTAATGTGGCCATAGCAATATTTACCAATTCTATGATATTGATCAATCGTTGGTGCGGTACCGTATTGTATAGTTACTGGAACTGACATAATTTAATATTTTACAATAAATAGTATTAAAGTTTAAAATAACTCGAGATATTTATATTATATATGAATTTAAACGAGCAGATATTAAGAATGAAAACCATGATCGGTTTATCCGAGGTTACCATTCCACAATCAATTAAAAAATCGGTTGGTGATGTTTTGTTTGGTTCAAATCCAATAATTGCAAAAATTCAAAACAAACCAATTGAAAAGAATACCCCATACGAGGATAACCTGGTTGACAAAATAAAGGATTGGACATTTCAATCAACAGAAAAATCCGAGATGGGCGTTGTATCAACAATATCCGATTTAATTAAACTAAAAAAATATTTTCCAGAGGTTCTCAACCCACCGTATGGTGAAAAAGTTTACAGAGGAACATCGGTTAAATTACCAGAGCTATCCAAATTCATAAAAGAAAACCCAGAACATGATGTATTGGATAGTGGTGCTGTTAGATTTAAAGCGCCTTACCCATACACACCAAAGAGAGAAGTTAGCAGTTGGAGCGCATCTTTATTCCTAGCATCATCATTTCAAGGAAAATCCTTCGAGAGCGTTGTTAATGTCCCAGTTGTTTTTGAAACGGTTGTTGATGATACATTCATAATGAACCCAAAAGTTATGAACATCATATTCAAATCAACGGGTGGTGTTCACCAAGATTTTATAAGGGACGAAGACGAGATCATGAAGTATAACCCAAGTGGTACCTATTATTTAATTTTATCGGAAGAAGAGTACGAAATATTTGTACCAAACGCCGAGGTTTAAAACCGCCGAAGGCGGTTGCGAAAATATTTTTATTTTTGTGAAATTTTTATTATTTTTGTGATATATATGTAAGATAATCAGAATCCAATGTCGATGACCAACGAAGAAATAGCAGAAGAAATCTACCACCAAGCATTTGAGCTTGGGTTTATTGATTTACTTAGAGATAAAATTGGTTATATTTACAAAACAACCGTTGTGAGAGATCACAGCGATGTTGTACAAAAAGCATATAATTCATTGGTAACAGAAGGTTTGATACAACTATGAGATTCAGAAGAAAATACAATAACAATAATAATAAAATAGTAATTGGAAATCCTGTCATTTGACAGGATTTTTTTTTTGCGCCAAAAATTAAACAAAAAAAAACAAATGAAAAACACAGAAACTTACAATGAACTCGTGCAGAAGATGCGCAAATTCTTTCTTGAAAGAGGATTCAAGGAAGTGCCAACACAATCAAGATTATCAATTCTCGCGGCTTGTGAGAACCCACACTCGGTTAAAACGTTCGAGTATGGTGGTTTGATCTGGCCGTTGCCACAGACTGGACAGATGTGGCTTGAGTATGAGTTGTTAAAGAATCCAGAATGGAATGGCGTATTTTGCGTATCAACATCGTACAGAGAAGAAAAGAACCCAATCCCAGGAAGGCATGAGCTTATCTTCCCAATGTTTGAGTTTGAGTCAAAGGGAACCATGGAGGATTTAATCAAAATGGAAGGCGACCTTTTGGCTTATCTTGGATTTGGTGATGAGATGGTTCAAGTTAAATACGATGATGTGTGTGAGGAATACGGTGGGGTACCAATTCTTGAGGATGAGCATGAATCCAGAATGTGGAATGAAAAGGGTAATGTCGTTTCATTGCAACACTTCCCAATCAGAACAAATCCATTCTGGAACATGAAACATAATAACGATGGAATCTTCAACAAGGTTGATGTGATTCTTTACGGACAGGAAACAATTGGATCCGCCGAGAGAAGCTGCGATGTTGAGAAGATGAGAGAAATGTTTTATGCTATTGAGAACGGTGCGTATTGCGCCAAGTTGTTCGAGTTATTCGGAAAAGAAAGGGTTGAGGCTGAGCTTGAGGAATTCTTGAAGCACGATTTCTTCCCAAGATATGGTGGTGGAATCGGGATGACCAGAATGGCCAGAGCATATGAATTATTAAATAAGTAAATTTAATATGATTAAATTAATAAAAGGGGGTTAAATACCCCTTTTTATTTTATTAAAATATATTTATATACGAATATAATAGATTAATGAGAACATTAGTGATATCCGATATTCACATCGGATCAAAAGGTTGTAAAACCGAAGGAGTTTTAGGTTTACTAAAAACTGAAAAATATGATAGAATTATTTTGGTCGGTGACATTATCGATGGTTGGTTATTTAAAAAATATAAAAAATTTAGTTATGACCACACAAGAGTTATCAGGGAACTGTTAAAACAATCAAAGGATAAAAAAATTATATGGGTATCTGGAAACCACGATGAGTTTTTAAGACAATACACACCATTGCAAGTTGGTAACATAAAAATTGTTGATGAATTTATTGAGGATGGTATTTGGTTTTGTCATGGCGATAAATACGATGGTGTTGTGAAATTAAGATGGCTTGGATTTTTAGGTTCAATTGGATATGATATGGCTATTGTTATTGATAGATGGTTAAAAAAGATGGGTAAAAAAACATCATTGTCAAAATTTTTAAAAGATAATGTTAAAGCAGCCGTTTCTTTCATGGTTGATTTTGAAAACGAAATGGTTAGACAAGCTAAAAAAAGAAATTGTTACACAGTTGTCTGTGGTCACATACATAACCCGTCTGATAAAAAAATTGATGGTATTAGGTATTTGAATACGGGTGACTGGGTCGAAAATTCTTCGTATATTATTTATACAAAAAATACTTTAAGATTATATGTATAATTTACTAACAATAGTAATACCAATTAAGAATGAGGAAAAATACATCGGAAGATTGTTACAAGAACTTTACTATCAAAATATTGGCTCAACACAAATAATAATATCGGATGCAAATTCATCCGATAAATCTTTGGAAATTATAGAATGTTTTCGTCAGCTATATGATTTAAATATTATCGTAATCAAAGGGGGGTTACCCTCGGTTGGTAGAAACAGGGGATCAACGATGGTTAAAACACCATATATTCTGTTTATTGATGGCGATATTACATTCACAAAAAATAATGCGATTTTTGATGCCATTCTATTAATTGGTGACAAAGAATTACTTTCCTCCACCCCAGTATATTTCGGGGAAACTGATATATTTGCTAGCGTGATGTTTTTTATGAATAAATATACAACCGCATTATTATCAAAATTTCATCCGTTTGCGGTTGGCGGTTTTACCATGGTTAAAACCGAATCTTTCAATAGGGTTGGCGGTTATAATGAAAATGTAATTCAGTCCGAGGATTGGTTATTCTCAAAACAATTTAAACCAAAAGAATTCAAATTAATTCATGGGCTATTCACCCAAGATAACCGAAGATTTAAAAAGTTTGGTTATTTGAATATGATAAAAATGATGGTTAATAATTTTATTAACCGAAATAATTTAAATCACTTTAAAAAAGATAACGGTTATTGGGATTAATCTTCTCCACCCCAATCTTTATAATCACCAGATCTTTCGTTGTCTTCATAACCAGCCTCATAGGCTTCAATTTCTTCTGGTGTTAAATCGGTGATTCTATCACCTTTGTAAGTTCCTTCTGGATACTTATGTGGGCTCTTGGGTCTTCTGTAATATGAATCGGCGTGACCGCGATCATATGGTGATCCGTGCGAATCATCGTATTTCTCACTTCTACCCTCCTGAAATATTTCAGTTCTTGGTTCATCGTAATGATCCAACTTACCTATTGGGTAACGTTCGCCCGTCTCAGCGTTGTATTTAATGATTATCTTACCATCATCACTATCACCTATAAAATAATGTACATTATCATCAGCTAAACTATAATATAATGGTCTGTCATAATCGTCAAACTCTCTTTGAACAACTTTTTCACCACTTGCGGATTCGATCGCGGCTTTTTCGAAATCGAAATTGCTTTCCATTTCCTCACCACCTCTTTCGGAATTATAGTTAAAAATATCATCGGTGTATGCATTTGGATTATCCACCTTTGATAAATCGATTTCTTCGTTAAGACCCATTATTTTGCGGAGTCTTGCAATTTCTTCATTTAATGTATTCTTTTTCATAGAAAAAACAATTTATTGATAAATAGTTTGTCAAATCTAAAAATATTTATGAACATGGTAAAACTTTTTGAGAGAATACATATCCCATTGTGGATCGCAAAGGATATGTTCTGGATGTTGGGTCAGGGCGAACTCTCATTAGCTTTCGCGATACCAACCATAATATTATCAACAATACTCATCACAATAAAACAGGGGTCGGAAAGGTGGCTCGAGATGATGATGGCCTTTTGGTTATCAGCCAATACCTTATGGATGTCCCACGAGCTTTTTCATACGGACACAAAAGAAATTGCATTAACCTGTTTTTTATTTGGCATTTTAACAATTCCAATCTATTTATTAAAGATAAAAGAAGAATAAAACTAGTTATGAAACTAACTGAGGAAATAAAGAAAATGCAATCCATGATGGGCATTATGTCCGAGGATGTGAAAATATACGCAAACGGTGTTGGATCTGAGGTGTTTAATGATAACGAACACTACGGAAAGGTTGATGATATTAATTTAAATGACACCATAGCAAATGAACCGTTTAAGGATATGGAATACATGGATAAAAGTTCCAATGTCGATGATATGGTTCAAGCCTTGAAATCTGGTGAAGAGCTGCCACCAATACTTGTTATTCAACACCCCTTCGACCAATCAAAATATTTGGTTGTCGATGGAAACCATAGAAGATATGCATATGACCGCGCAGGTGCTGATAAGATTCCAGCCGTTGTGATTAAACCAGAGGATGTTTTGTTAATGCAATCCGATTGGGGTGATCCAGAGGAAAAGGCGATCAGATTATCTGATGTTATATCCGATCCAGAGTTGTTTGCTCGAGAAAACACAAGAATGTTAATTGACAAGTATTTTGTTAAACCAGACGGATCACATGAGTTCGAATTGAATGAAAATTTATATGAGGAAAAGAAAAAAGCCGATCGTTGTTTAAGAATAGCGAGAAGAAAATACAGCAAACCATCAGCATATAGATCTGGTGCAATCGTTCAATGCAGAAGAGGAAAGATATGGAGAGGTTTGAAGGAAGAGGAGATCCAAATGATTGACAACGCACCAGAGGAAATGCAAGGTTTGATCGCCAAGGCTCACGATGCTTTGACGTGGAAGAGGGGTCGAAAAGAATATGCTCCAGATTTTAATGAACTTCAAACATGGGTGGATGCTTATTTGGAGACTGACGGTGGAATGCATGAAGCGAAGAAAACCGATTTCTCAAAGGAGAAAAAGAGCGGACTTCATGGATGGTTTTCAAGAAGAGGTGGTGGCGGAAGCAAAGGATGGGTTGATTGCAACACATGCAGAAAAGTTGACGGAAAGAAAAAATGCAAGGCTTGCGGAAGACAGAAAGGTGAGGTGAGAGCCAAGTACCCATCATGCAGACCAACGCCAGCATCTTGCGGAACACCAGGAAAGGGAAAATCTTGGGGCAAGACAAAGGAAGAAGGTTACAGCTTGAATGAAGCCAAGGAGATGAAGAGAGTTGCTTTGCTTTTCATTGTGATTGACAACGAAGCGTTGTTGTTCAAGAGAAGCGAAGACGAAACAACAAATCCAGGAAAATACGGAATGCTTGGTGGTGGAATTGAAAAGAATGAAACGCCAGAGGAAGCAATCGTGAGAGAGATCAGAGAAGAAGCTGGTGTTGAGTTGAAATCATTCAAACCACTGAAGAAATATATTTACAACAACGAGTGTGAATTAAACGTATTCTACACAAACGAATTTCCAATTGATGATGTTGTGCTTGACAAGAACGAACACACATCGTACAAATATTTCACGATGGAACAATTGATGGATATGGATCCAAAGGATATGATTGGTTCAAACAAAGAAATCGCGAAGGATTACAACGAGATCGCAAACAAGAAAAAGAAATTGGAAGAAGAGATAGAGAGAATAAAAGCTACGATGAAGATTCTTATTTAACCTTCGCAAAGACAAACGCTACCTTCACATTCTGGGCAGCAAGTTCCTGGTTCAACCACGGGTAAAAACATTAAAGACAATTTTTATTATAGAAAAAAAGGATCGATTAGTTCGATCCATTTTCATTTATATTCTTTTCAACATTCTGTTTCATCCCGCGAACCATTTTAAGAAGACTGGAGTTATCGGTCTTAACGATGGTTGTCACCTGTGGTTCAGGTTCACGTGGCATTATCATGGCTGATACCTCACCGTCCCCAGAACCAGAACCGCCAGTTTCCATGCGAAGAGTTCTTTCGAAACGAACTGGTGAGCTGGTTGAGGTTGAAACAACTTTATTATGTGTTTTTTTGGCTTCACTTTCCATATTTGTCAACATTTCAAGAATTTCTTTCTCACGAGATATGAATCTGTCCGTGCAAACGGTCTGATTGTCGATAACAATCTCATTGAGTTCATTCACCCTGTCGCTGAGGCTCTTGATCATAACCTTTTGGTTTTCCACTTTGTGCAATAATTCTTCGTTATCATGAGTTAAACCCTCGATAAGTTTTGGCCCGAGAGATATTGTCACAACGGAAAATAAAACAATCCCGAGAGCGGCAAGACGTTGTTTCACCGAGATTTTGGATATTATGTCAGAGATATATTGAAACATGTTAAATTTTTTTTAAATATAATTTTCGATTATTGATAAGTAAAAGGTTTGTGCGTCAACTTCGCTGTCATAATGATTCCTAAATAGAACTCCATTCTCTTCGTAGTCAACCCACCATTGTGAACCATTAAAATCCATATTAATAAACTTTTTCATAATCCGTAATCTCCTTTCATGGCATTAAACACTTGAAGTATTTCAGCATCATCCAACATTTTATTATAGCAAAGCACGGCGCCAATTCCACCCGAATCGCAGGTGCCCGCATACCCAGTGCCAATTCGAATGGCACCAGAGGGTGTGAGAGCGGTATCACTTCTTGACGTATAACTGGCTGACCAAGCGCTTCCATTTTTGCTCCTGAATCCAGTTCTTGCCGCTGTTGTTAAACCAGTAGACATTTTCAACGCCATCATATTCCAAACATTCGCCGTGGTCGAGGTCATGGTGCCAGAATCATAGAGGGGTGTTCGTCTGCTGTAATAAGAAAAAGCAGAACTGGTTTCCCAAGTAATCGCAATTTCCTGTTCATAGGAATTCGCAATGGTTCCAGCTTTTTCAAAGATGGTTTTTCTAACAGCTCCTTGCAATCCATACACCCAAAGAATAACGGTGCAATCTCCACCAAGGTTAACCAAATTGGCGTTTGTTGAACAACTCCAAAATCCGCTTCCGTTAAAGTTAAAGCCATTGGAATTATTAAAAGGTGTTTGGGTTCCAGACGAAGTGAACACAAGACCGTTCGCCACATCATACCATGAAGATAAGCCGTTTTGAAAACTTATAACATTCTGGGGCAGCAAACACAAAGATATATTATCGGTAACAATGTTGCCAATATCTTTGCTCACAACCATTTTATCGGGTTGAGACTCGTAATAAGTCACACATTGAGCAACTGTTGTGTAAGAAGCGGAGGCTAATCTGTTGGTGATTGAAATTAAATTGGCGTCATTGGATGCAACATATATATTGGGCCCACCATTAGCTTTATGAACATACACGGTATATCCATTCACAGGGGGGTTTATGCCATTATAAAATCCAGTTGAAGCAGTAGGCCCTTTTCCCACATCACCAGTACCAATATAAAAATTACCCTTCTTTAATGAACGGGGCTCCGAAACTGTATTATATTTTAATGTGAAAGGCATTTTATAGTTTAAATATAAATATTCGTGTTTACAGTAAACAATTTACTGTAAACTAAATTAAAAGCAACGGGGGGTAAAAATTACCATAATGTGTCACCATCCCCAGGAGGGTGTTCAGAATAAAGGGTTTGTAAAAATTGTGGGGTTATGAATTATATTCCAACGATTGGTGAGCCAATGTTCTAACTTAAACCATAATGTTTCTCAACCAAAGTTTCAAAGTAATTTAAAAGTCCTTCTTTGCCAATACCACTTTCTTTGGCTTTCGCAATGAAGTCATCAGCACTAGCACCAATTCCACCTTGAATAAAGTCCACATCAGCAGCTGTGATAATTTTTTCATTGATTGGTTCCTCACTCATTCTATTTAAAAAACTATTTAATTTTCCATTACTATAAGTTAAACCAAGTTCTTTGGTTAACTTTTCGAGTACTCTAACCACTTGAGTTTTATATGGGTCTGAATAAGCTCTAACAAAAGATCCAGAACCACGATTAAACATGAAACCGTATATTCTTTGATCTATTTGACTAATCACATATTTTTTCTTCTCTTCTGGTTCTGTTGGTATTGACCCAGTATATTTTTGGTCTGACTCAACAAAATCGGTTACCAGTTTATTAAAAGCTTCCACAAATTCTTTTGCTTTTGTTGGATTTTCTTGCCAAGAATCATTACGAGCACTATTATTAATTGATAAACCTTTAATTATTGGTTCCATACGTCCAAAGCCATCATCAATTATTTTAACGGAATCAACGAACTCGTTTAGATTCTCATTAAGGCCCATCATCTGGCGTATTCTTAAAACTTCTTCATTTAAGGTATTCTTCATGGTAAAATCAATTAATTTACTATAAATATCTGAAAAATGGATAAAAAAAACACCCCCAGAAATTTTTTGAGAAAACGATTTGAAAATAAAACAAGGGTCACTTTTTAGTTTATGGTTTTTTTATTACTTTTGTTTTATGATATTACAGAACACAAATACCGAGGATAAACTTTCATATTGCAAGGAAGCATCGGATGTACAAGAACCAGCGTTTGTTGAGTTCATAAACGGGTTGAATGGATTGGTTACATTGAAGATTAATCCAGATAAGGAATTTGATCCATACACACACGATTTGGTTGTGAATGGAGCCCCAGGAGATCTTAAGACACAAGACACACCATTCTTTAAATCTGAGACGCTTTACGATATCGATCCTCAGTGGGCCATCACATATAACCATAAGGATTACCTGAGGTACAAGAAGAAGTACACAAGCGTTGGAAAGAACGTTGTATTGTTCTTTGACGTGACAAGAAAGGATGAGGTTAAATACGATGTGAAGACATTCCCCATGAGGGCCATCTTTTACACAAAGGCATCAGACATTGAAAAGATGATTGAGAACAAAGAGGTTCCCCTTCATGAGTACCTTAACAGAAAGAATGACGACCAGGGAAACGCAAAGAGCAGTTATGTGATCGATGTCAGACGCTTTAACATGATATACTATTCAGGAAAAGGATTCAGGTTGAAAATCTGAGAAAAAAAAATTCCCCAGAAATTTTTTGAAAAAATGATTCCCCACAGAACAAGGGTCGATTTTCCAGAAAAAAGTACCCCCAGAAATTTTTTTCAGAAATACTTCATTTAGATATTTGAGCCCCCCTTTGACCCCCATAAACGGGGGGTAGGGAGGGGGATACGGGAGGGGGGAGGTGTACCCCACCCCTATACTGCTATTTTCTTTTAATGTGCAAGTCATATAATAAAAAAGTTATCCACACTTGTGATGTGG